GATGGACACTAATATCTTTTGGGGCATCAATACCAATCCGCACTTGGTTACCCTTTACTCCTAAAATTGTAACTTTAATATCATCACCAATAACCACAACTTCGGTTGGTTTTCGAGTAAGAATAAGTATTCCCATACTAAGCACTCCACATAGTTAATAAGATTGCCTGAACTAACTTATCCACATCAGGCGGCTGTGGTATTCTTGGAAGCCCTACAAAACCAAGAGAATTTTTTAATGCTTAAATCTACGCTAATTGCTAAATGCCTTTACCAATGCAACATGATCACTGATGTAAAAGGGGGTGAGCATGCGGTACAAAGTATTTTTGTTGATTATTTTCCAAAGCATTCATTTGAAAAATGGAACACTCAACTACCAGACAATGTTGTAAATCACTTTCTAGAAGCATCAAAAGGTAGCTCAACTATTCATGTTGATTCCTTTATTAAAGACCTTTGGGATCTTTAATAGTCGAAAAAGCACTGTAGCCATGTTGGATAGTTTTCCCGAACGCATTAGCCTCAAGTTCTAGCGAATTTCTATCCAGCATTAAGACTTCAGTGGTTTTTGCGATAAATGACAAATAATCCGCAGCTACCGCGCCATCCGTTCTCAAATAACAAACCGTGGCGCCATTGATTTTCAACTCAATAATATTTCCTGTTGTTTTATCTGCTTTATTCGACATAGCTAGAACTCCACACAATTGAATTTAGTTAAGCATTAATAATGACTTGGCAGCGTTCAGACTGGTCGAAAATATCTTCATCGAGCTTTTCTAGTTGGCGCTGTAAGTCGGCTTGCTTAGCTTTAAGTGCCGCCAGCTTTTGAAGTTCAGCGGCTTTTTCCATAATCCATGCTGCAGCATCTTCTTGCGACATAGCAACGCTAAAAGTAACGATTGGTTCATTTGAATTAGTTTGCATTGAACGCCTCCTAAGTTGTCTTAGATATAAACTAATTCAACTTAGGATCTATGTCAATTCAAAATCTAATAAAACTTAGATTTAAATTAAGAAGGGAGGTTATAGCTCGTATTGAACACCACGAACGAGACCAACTATTTCACAGTTACCATTGATTGGAATGTTGTCATATCGTGGGTTTAGTGGCATTAAAAATTTATTGGGGCCATCAACAACATAACGTTTCACGGTAACTTCATCAGAGCCTTGCAATCTAGCGACAACAAATTTACCACTAACAACTTCAGCTTCAGGATCAACAATAACTGTTGAGCCTTCTGGGATTGACGGTAAGCCATAAGGATTTGTCATGGAGTCGCCAATGACGCGCAATGCGAATGATAGAGGCGATACTTTAAGGGTTGTCTCTATGAACTCTAAATCATCATCGTAAATCTGATTTGGCGCATAGTCAGTGAAGTTGCCAGCTTGGACATAAGATAAAATCGGCACCTTTTGTGCGCTCGTGATTATGTTAGATGTTTGCTTAGATGGAATACCATACAATATATATGCTTCAGTTGTATTGAAATACCTAGCTAATTTCAATAGAGCATCACTCCGTGGTGCATTTAGGTCTCTCTCCCAATACCCGACAGTAACATCAGATACGCCACAGTACCGCCCAAGTTCTTTTTGGGTGGTTTTAGTGATATCCCTCAAGGCCTTTATTCTGCTTCCGATGGTGTTTTCAGTTTTACTCATTCCTAAGTCCATTTCATATAAACCTAAGTTATCTTAGTTTTTATTGACCAAATATAAATTAACAATTAATATCTAACCTAACTTAGAAATCAGGAGGTGTTATGACCACAGAGCAGATCGAAAAATACTTCGGAACCACTAATAAAATTGCTGAGTTTTTTCGGATAAGCCCCGAAGCTTTTTACCAGTGGAAAAAACGGCCCAATCAATTAATTCCGAAAAATCGCGCCATTGAGGCTGATTACAGAACGAAAGGTGAATTGAGGTTTGACCCTGCACTTTATCAATAAAGTACCAAATCCAACTAACTGAGTTAACTACCAACAAAACAACGGAATTGTAGATATGTGCAAACAAACATTAAAAGAAGTCGTGAAAGAGATGTGTAAGGCGTACCCCGGTGGACGTTCAGCGATGGCGGGTGCATTGGGTATGACAGAAACCACGTTCAATAACAACTTGTACGAGAAAAACGGCTGTCGTTTTTTTGAGCGTGAAGAGCTTGAGGCAATGGAGGATTTATCTAACACATCATTTCTTGCAGGGTATTACGCAAACAGAAGAAATCTATTGCTGGTGGAAAAGATAAGCCCAGAGGATTTGGACGAACCAGAATTATTCAAATTACAAACTCGAGCATCAACAACTCGCGGTGAGTTAGTTGTATTCATTGGGAAAGCATTGGAAGACGGTGTTGTTGATAGGCATGAAGAAAAGCAAATTATGACAATGTTGGATAGAGCAATCGCAAGCACTAGAGGAGCTATCAATGCGCTCATCAAATTACATAAGAAAGGTTGACGCCCCAGATATGCGGTCCGAGGCGTCGGGTGCTAATAACAACTTGTGTGGAGTAACTAGCATGAGCAGTGTAACGAATTTACGCGGTAGAACGCAAGTGAGAGTTTCTATCCGTGATGGTCGTTTTGTCTATGAACTAAAGGTACCAGAAGGGCGGCAGGAGACCAACTACAAGTTTGTTGAGTGGTTGGTAGATGATTTTAATGCAAGTTGCGGGAGAGGGGAGCATGTCCAATGAAGACGCCAATAATCTCAATCGCATTTATCTGGATAAGCGCTGTATTCGTGTTCGCGTCATACGTTATGACCGAATCAAACAGTGGGTCATATTCATGCGTGACGGTTATGAACATGAATGCTTTGCCCCTTTGTACAAATTTAAAGCCGAATTCACAAGGGTGATGGAATGAGCAGCTTATTACTACTTAAAACACGCCCACAAATTGTTATACCTGAACTAGCGGTACGCTTGGGCTTGAATGAGGCTTTATTGCTTCAGCAAGTTCAGTATTGGCTATCTGAAACCTCGTCGGGCGTTGACCATGAGGGGCACCGCTGGATTTATAACACTATTGAAGAATGGCGTGAACAATTCCCATATTTTTCTGAATCCACAATTAAGCGTGCATTCAACAATTTAAAAAAGTTGGGTGTCTTAAATATTGAGCAAATCAATAAACGAACTCATGACCGTACTAATTATTACTCTATAAATTATGAACATGTGTTGTTATCCGATGAGGTCAAATTGAACCCATCGAATAGTTCAGCCGAGCGCATTCGAACAGGTCAAAATGACCATATCGATAAGCGCAAAATGAAGCGTTCGAATAATATCAAAATGACCCCATCGAACGGGGCAAATTGCCCTGATCTTACAGAGAGTACTACAGAGAATACTCAAGAGATTACAACAGAGAGTAACTCTTTTTGTCCGGCTCATGCTGAGCCAGACCAAGCGCAAATTGTTTTAGAACATTTCAATAAAGTCACGAATTCAAGTTATCGGGATGGGAAAACCACTATGGGCCACATCAGAGCCCGTCTATCTGAAAACTATACCTCGGATGATTTAATTCTGGTAACTGACTACATCACAGCCAAGTGGCTAAATGATTCAAAAATGTGTGATTACCTGCGGCCAAAAACATTATTTAGCCCTGAAAACTGTATGGAGTACTTCGAAAAGGCTCAGAAATGGAATGAGGCTGGTCGCCCTAAATGCGCCAACGGTAAATGGCTAAAGCCGGGTGAGGCGGCTATGAGTATCGACACTGTTGAACGTGACACTGTATTCACTCAAATTTTCTCAACGGGCTGGAAGCCAGCTAATAGGCTCCAAGAAATTGCCAAAGAAATGGCCAGCAAAAGCGGCTTAGGTCGACTTAATGAATTTGCGGGCCGTGCTGCATGGAAAGGCATTTGGCAGCAAGCAGCAGAACAAGCAGCAAAGGAGATGACAGTATGATTTCTTCACAGAAACGTCGGTATATCGAGTTCACAACTCACTTCAAAGGCCGACCGTTTAGTCGTGATGATTTGTTCAATGAGTTTAATATGAAAAAGCACTCTGGGGCGACAACTATCATCAAATCTCTAATCAACTATGGCTTGGTGTATCAAGGCAAAGATGGTCTTTATCACGTATCTGATGATTGTGAAAAAATGCTAAGGGATGGGAAGTTTCGTTCTCATGATACTTCAGCGAGTTCAAATGGGATTGTTGCTGAGACAGCTTTGTCCGCTTTAGTTCAACAGTTTGATGCATTATTGGCAGGGGTAAGAGCATGAGCATATTACTTGTATTGCCATTTCCACCAAGTGTTAATGCATGTTGGCGTAATGTGAATGGCAGAACGCTAATTAGCGAGAAAGGCCGTAAATTTCGTGGCAGTGCGATTGTCGCCATTTATGAGCAATTAAGGCGTAAACCGATAGCGATAACAGAGCCCGTTACAGTAAAAGTAAAAATGTACCCGCCAACAAACCACAAGCGGGACATAGATAACTATTTAAAAGCACCATTCGACGCATTAACGCATGCCAACATTTGGAAGGATGACGGCCAAGTTAAGCGAGTTGAAATGGAGTGGTGTGAAGTAGTCAAGGGTGGGCGCTTTGAAATAACAATCAGTATGCATGAAAGCGCAAGTAAGGTTGCGTAAATGTGGGGAATAGAATGAGTTACCAATGGATATTAACACCAATACTGGTACCAGAAATTGGAGCCATAATATTTAAGCCTGGTGCACATATGCATACATTCAACGGCAGAATGCTACTGATGACTTTGCCACAAGAGCTAAAGCACAAAGCATCGGGCCTTATCTCTCTTTCTGATCAATACCTCAACGACATAGCGAGTGGTGAGCGGGTATCAAAACCTGTGTTAAATTTAACCGTCGAACCCGAACCACCAGCTAGCTTGATGTTAAAGCCAAAATTACAGCGCTGGATTAATGATAACTACCTGCAGTGGGTTAAATCACAGCCATGTTGTGTTTGTAACTCTATCGCGCACGATGCACATCACCTAATCGGTCATGGTCAGGGCGGAATGGGCACTAAGGCCCATGATTTGTTCACTATTCCATTATGTCGCATTCACCACAGCGAGTTGCATAAAGATCCAAATGAGTGGGAGCGCGAGCACGGAAGCCAGTTGGTTTTGTTATTTCGATTCCTAGACCGTTCTGCGTCACTGGGTGTTTTTGGTTAATGCGTTATGCGGAACGCAGGAGACTTTTTGCATGAGAGATATTCAGTTAGTTTTACAAAAATGGGCTGGTTGGGCGAGTGATAATCCGGGGGTTGATTATTCTCATATTGCAGCAGGTTTTAAAGGTTTAATCGTAAATAA